CAAGAAGTTCAGCGTGATGAGAAGGCCGAAGCATGGCGCGATGATAACCCGTGGTTTGGTTCTGATGATGAAATGACGGCTTTTGCCCTTGGGTTTCATACTAAATTAGTGAAAGAGGGTGTAGACCCTAAATCTGATGATTACTACGAGAAGATAAATTCTCGTATGCGAAGTGTCTTCCCCGATCAGTTTGATGACGGGATAGAAGATGAGCCGGAAGCGGCGCCTAAAAAACGACCTAGTAACGTGGTTGCACCCGCTACGCGGAGCACAGGGCCTAAGAAAGTTAGGCTAACTCAATCACAAGTTGCTATAGCGAAGAGACTTGGAGTTCCATTGGAACAATACGCCAAACAGGCTGCACAACTATCGAGGAATTCATAATGGCTGAGAATAGATTAAATAGAGACTTAGAAAAGCGTGAGCGAACGCCACGTAAAAAGGCGTGGGAGCGCCCCGAAGTCCTACCTAATCCGACTCCTGAGCCGGGGTACACGTACCATTGGGTGCGTATTAGTACTCAGGGTCAACCTGATCCTACGAATGTTTCCTCAAAACTGCGTGAAGGTTGGGAACCCGTGCTGGCTACCGATCACCCAGAGATTTTCTTGACCGGAATTGAAAATGAACGGTTTAAAGATAATATCGTTATAGGTGGTCTGCTGCTCTGCAAGGCACCACAGGAATTGGTAGATGAGCGTAATGAGTACTACCAGCAACAGGCCAAAGGCCAGATGACTTCTGTGGATAACAACCTGATGCGCGAAAATGATCCGAGGATGCCTCTGTTTAACGACAGAAAGTCCACGGTTACTTTTGGTAAAGGTTAATTTTAGGAGCTAACAATGGCTTATCCGACTGTATCTGGCCCTTACGGGCTTGTACCGGTTAAGATGGTTAGCGGCACTCCTTATGCTGGCGTTACTCGTTTGTACTCTATTGCAAGCGGCTATGCGTCTAACATTTTTAAAGGCGATGCTGTTAAGCTCGTAACCGGCGGCACTGTTGAAGTTGATACTGCTGATGCAGCAATGACTCCAATTGGTGTCTTCATGGGTTGTTCTTATTCTGATCCTGTAACTGGGCAATTGCTGTTCAGCAACTACTGGCCTTCTGGCACAGTAGCGTCTGACGCTGTGGCCTATGTTGTTGATGCGACAGATGTTCTGTTTAAAGCTGCGGTACTGTCTTCTGGCACTACCATCGGCGATCTCGCGTTGACTGATCTGGGCGCTAATGTTGCTGGCGTAAATAACGCTGGTGATACTGCTACTGGCAACTCAAAAATTGGCATCTCTGATACTTCTGCTACTACCAACACCCTGCCTTTCCGCATTGTTGAGCTGGTTGAAGAGACTAAAAATTCATCTGGTGGTTATACGGAAGCACTTGTTAAGTGGAATGCCGGTCATCAGATGAATAACACAACTGGCGTTTAAGGGAGGGTCTGAACGATGGCTATATCACGCGCCCAGCTCCTCAAGGAACTCCTTCCGGGTCTTAACGCCCTGTTTGGCCTTGAGTATGCAAAATACGGTGAAGAGCACGCTGAGATTTTCGAGACCGAATCCTCAGAGCGTTCTTTTGAAGAAGAAACCAAGTTGTCTGGTTTCAGTGCCGCCCCTGTAAAAGGTGAAGGTTCTGCAATCCAGTACGACAACGCGCAAGAAGCGTGGTCTGCTCGGTATAACCACGAGACAATTTCTATGGGCTTTTCAATCACTGAAGAAGCGATTGAGGACAACCTGTACGATTCCCTGTCTTCTCGTTATACCAAGGCACTTGCCCGCGCTATGGCTTATACCAAGCAGGTTAAGGCTGCCAACATTCTGAACCAAGCATTTACAGGTTCTGGCAACCCAACCTACGGTGACGGTAAAGTCCTTTGTGCTACAGACCATCCACTAGTTTCTGGTGGAACTAACTCAAACCGTCCTACTACTGGCTCTGACCTGAATGAGACTTCTCTGGAAGCTGCTGTAATTCAGATCGCTGGTTGGACTGATGAGCGTGGTCTGTTGATCGCTGCG